ATAATAGTTGACAATGATAATATATAGGATTATAAAGGATTTATGTTAAAGAAAGAATTAGAGAAAATAGTTGGAGGGCTGTCTAAGCCTTCTAAGATGCCTGGCCCGGCTTATAACCTGCCAGCATCAAAATGCATCACCGGCTCGAAACTGGTCAAGATACCTGGCAGCGTGTGCCATGGTTGCTATGCCCTGAAGGGTCGTTATAGATTCCCAAATGTACAAGCAGCCCTGGAGCGTAGACTTAAAGCAATTGAAAGCCCGCAATGGGTGGACGCTATGATACAGCTCATTAAGCCGCATAAAGAATTTAGATGGCACGACTCAGGAGACATCCAGTCACTGGAGCATCTTCAGAATATTTTTAGAATTTGCAGGAAGACGCCAGACACTAAACACTGGTTGCCAACTCGTGAAGCTCAGATCTTGAAGCGTGTATCTGTTAACGAAGTACCAAGGAACCTGGTCATCCGGTTCTCTTCACACATGATTGATCAGGCACCAGTGAACTTCTGGCCCTGGACAAGTACTGTTACAACAGATGGCAAGCACAGCTGCCCAGCTGCAAAACAAAATAATGAGTGTAAAGATTGTAGACAATGTTGGGACCGTGATATAAAAAATGTTTCATACGGTAAACATTAATGCACGAATTTAAACACCCAAAGTATTATAAAGAATTACGCAAGCGTAATAAATCGGATCAGGCCATTAGCGACGAAGCTTCGACGGAAGCGACAAGCGTGCGCCCTGGTCCGGGCCCCAAGCGCCAAGCTTCAAGCGACTCTCAGGTGGTGAACCAGGTAAAGCTGTCATCACAGTCGCAAGCTTCAAGCGCCAAGCCTCAAGCTCCAAGCACCAAGCATCAAGCGCCAAGCATCAAGCGCCAAGCTGATATAAAAAATCTCTAATAGCATCAAGCTCCAAGCTGCAAGCGTCAAGCTCCAAGCCTTGGCTTGCCAAGGCTTGGATCCGTGAACCATGGTACAAATGAAAACGATTCATGGCTCTTGGACCGAGGGCCTCTGCTATGATAAATGTATTGTTAGGATGTGTCACGTGAAACGCAATTTGGTGTGGTGAGAACTTAAGTTTTTTACTCTTGGTTACTTTTAACTCAACTGTAAAAAAGTGGCCATTAGCATTATAACCCAATAGATCAGGCATGCCAGGAATAGTAAGATTTTCAATCCTATTCCAGATAATTTTAGGTGTTTTAGTTTTAAGTTTTTTATATAATTTGACTTCAGCACCCACTAGTTTTTAGAGGTAACATCGTCATTCTTTTTGCCATTAGATTTAGGCTTTAATGACACCAACATGGCAATTAAAGTAAATACTTCTTCATATGGTCTCTTAGATAGATACGACAATAATTGCTTTCTTTGTTCATTTGTTATTTCCATTTTTCCTCCTAATATGTTTTTAATAGTTTATCATCCAGTTTTAATTTCTGATCTTGATGTGTCTTTAACACCAATCTCATACCTGGCTGACCTATTATCATGTGCTCTTGCACTTCCATTCTCTTAATCTCTTCAAGATAACCATTCTTCTCAATATATATTTTGGCATGGCTAATTGCATTACCTTTAAGTTTATCTGTAAAGCTACCAAGAAATTGTTGTAAATCTTTAACGAGCATTAAAATAATCACTCACTTGTTTTGCTAATCTTTTATTATCTTTCTTTAACTCTTCATTCTCTTGAGTCATTCTACCCATCAATTGTTGATGTGATTCGTTTATAGCCATCAGTTCTTTAACTCTTTGTCTTAAAGTACTAATAATTTCTTCCAAATCGTTTGGGCCTCTTTCACTTTGCATAATTATTCCTCTCTTTTTTCTAAGCTTATTTCTTAATTGTACTTCTGGTATTCCCCATCTAGTTTGATCTGTCATTCTATTATCTCTGTCATAACTATTGACAATATAGGATAGTTACCTTAAATTGTCAATATGGGATTACCAAAAAGATTAACAGAAATGCAAAAAAGATTTGCAGAATATCTTGTGTATAATGAGGGTAGAACTACAGGTACAGACGCAGCAATTGCGGCAGGATATAGTCCAAAAAGGGCTAAAGTTGAGGCATCAGAATTACAGAATCCTAGACTATCACCACTGGTTGTACAATATATTGGAGAATTACGAGAAGAGAAGCTAAAGAAATATGAAGTCACTTATGACAAACATGTAGCAGAACTTGGTAAGATTAGAGAGGAAGCTTTAAAGAAAGGCGCATTCTCTGCTGCAACAAATGCTGAAAAGAATAGAGGTATGGCTGCAGGTTTATATATAGATAGAAAGATAATTAAAACAGGCAAACTAGAAGAAATGTCTGAAGAACAATTAGAAGCTAAAATGAAAAAAATATTAGAAGACTATGCACCAATACTTAATGCAAAACAAATTGAAGGTGAAGCGTTAGAAGTTAATGAACCCTCGTCATCTTCTTTACACAAGCCAAAGGAATCATCGTCCGATCCCCAAAAGTAATCTCATTAGTTAATGGGTCCTTATCATAGGAAGCAAACAATCTAATTGAATACTTATCTTTAGAATACAACCAACCCTCATTAACAGGATAAGCTAACTGCATCTTGTTGAATTGCTTTTCATCCGCCCAACCAGAATCAGATAATATATCAATCCATTCAACTCTTACTTTTTGAAATGGTATATCACTTGGTTGAGTTGGCTCTACGGCTTTTCTTTTTGCTCTTGGTTTTCGTTTTTTTGGTTTTCTTTTTGGCATTATAATATTTCGGATTATGTTTCTTCTGAAACATATCCCAAAAATCCCGTTCTGTCATCATACTTATTACAAGTGTTATGGCATTCCCAATCATATAGTGTTTCTACAGATAAATCACTATACTGTAAACAGCCTTACGCGCGCGCGGCGGCACCACAGATAGACATTATATAATGTCTATTTTAAAAAAAATGTCTATAAAAATGTCTACTTTTTTGACTTAAAAGTGTTGGTATTCCTATCTTTTTTTAAAAATAGACAAAAAGACACTTTTTTTTCATGTTTTTTTTTAATGAAGCTAATTTATCTGTAGAAACTCTTATATACTGTCTATGTCACAATTATGCCACAATTGGACCACATTTACGCCCCATTAAAGAAATCTTCTGGGCTGACATTGACTTTTGCCTTCTCTTTTTCATCGAATATCAGATCATGATACATGTTTAATCTCTTCAGCCACTTGTGCTTCCACGCTCTTAAATCTGCATCCTGGAATTTAAACTCCTGAAAGTATAGGTCTGGTGTACATACCATAATAATGCCCTGTCTAATGTTAGACTTATGCACATAGTCATGGGCCATGCAGTATGCTGCAATCTGCAGGTAGTAATCCTCAATCCACTCCTCTTTCTTTGGCCGGTTCGCTTGCTTAAAGTCTACAATGGTCTCCATATCATTGTGAAGACAAACGAGGTCAGTGCTCCCAGCATAAAGGCCAGGATAATGTAACATAACTTCTGTACCATAGTATTCTTCAATAGGTGTAAAACCGATTTCAATAATTTTTTCGGCCATGGGCTTCGCCGCCTGTCCGATTGTTGTAAGATCATCGTAGCCAACTCCCGTGATATGAGACTCCAAGAATTTGTGCATGGCAGTCCCTCGCTTACTAGATAAATTCTTGATTCGTTCCGCTTCTTGTTCTCCAACTTTAGCCTTCCAGTCTTTTAAAAATTGTTGATTTTTTGTACGCGCTAATATCGTAGTTACACTTGGAAGTCTAGTACCAACTACTTCATAAACCCTGGTCCCTGATTCGTGGTCCGTGATCTGTTTTCCTTGTATATAGTTGTATTTATTACTTTTTTTCATACCTTTAACTTGTTTTTCTAAACTGTGAAATTCTTTTAAATCTTTTTCATCCATCATATAAATTTATTTAATATCCATTTAATTCCTCTAATTACATAGCCTCTAATAAATTTATTAAAAGCATAACGAAAGACTCGAACAACAATTAAAATAGGAGAACTTAATACCTCAAATACAATTAACATAATATCAACGCTCATGTCTATCACGTTGTCTGAATTCATCAGTTTCTTCATTCTCTTCTTCTTTTTTTCTAAAAATTTCATCATATCGCTTTCGATATACATCATTTGAAACTCTAGATCTACCATCCCACTTACGTCCTGGTTCTTTTTTATCGTTCATTAAAACTCCAACCCTATTACAATTCCTTTATTACCTTTTTCATACGCAGGTGCAACAAACCAATAATCTTTTTTATATCTAACCATAGGCACAACATCGGAATAAGTGTAACCCGTAACAAGTCCCAATTCAAATCCTTTATGTTGCACACCAATATAAGAAGATATTCTATCTTCACTGTTGTAGTAAA